ATATGCTGAAAACACAATCCGTGCAGCACTAGGTGATGAGTCAGCTCGTCAATACCTATTAGCAGCAGACAACACAACAGATAACGCAGGTCTAGTACCAACACGCCAACTATCTGAAATCATCAACCCATTGGGTACAACAATCCGCCCATCAATCGATGCTATCTCTCGTGGTACATTGCCAGATGCAGGTATGACATTTGAGATCCCAAAGATCACACAGATGCCAGCAGTCGGCGAAGTTGCAGAAGATGCAGCATTCACAGACACAGATCAGAACTCAGCGTTCTTGTCAGTAACTGTTAAGAAGTACGCTGGACAACAGACATTCTCTGTTGAACTTCTAGATCGTACATCTCCAGCATTCTTTGATGAGTTAGTACGCAACATGGCAGCAGCTTACGCAAAGACAACAAACGCAGCAGTAAACGCTGCACTTATCGCAGGTGCATCACTTGATGCAACAACCACAGCAACATACCCAACAGCAGCAGAGTTGCTTGGAGTAGTTGCACGCGGTTCAGCATCTGTCTATGCAGCAACAGCAGGACTTGCAAACCCATTCGCACGCAACATGGTCGTATCAACAGGTCAATGGTCAAACATCATGTCATTGAACGATGCAGGACGCCCAATCTACACAGCATCACAGCCAATGAACGCAGGTGGAGCAGTTGCACCAACATCATTGACAGGTAATGTTGCAGGACTCAACCTATATGTTGATCCAACAAACGCAGGCGATGGCGATGGAACTACTTCCAATGCTTTGGGCTAACACTAATTTTTCTATTGCACACTCAAATGTCGGCACAGTCGGCACAATGTATTTCGATCAGAGTGTTGAACAGACTTACTATGTAGGTCAAAGCGTAGTAATCACAAACGCTGGATCACACTTTAATGGCAACAAGACAATCACAGGCGTAAGCGGTCGCACCTTTACAGTTACAACAAACCATGTAACAGATACGCCTTACCATCCTTTTAATCCTTTTGCTACTGTCACAGCATCCACTTATGTGGACTGGGCAGAAGATAAAGCAATTCAGCAAGCAGCTTTGATGATATCTGTTGAAATCTGGCAGGCGCGTACTGCAACCCTTTCAGGCAGTAACGCTGTGGATTTCCAGCCAAGCCCTTACCGAATGAGCGCACAGCTTCTCGCTAAGGTGCGAGGATTGATCGCTCATGCACTTGATCCGCGTTCGATGGTGGGCTGATGCCTGTTGCCGTCACTACTCTTAGAACCACTTTAGCAACTGCTCTAGTAGATAATGCCAAGTGGCAGACTTTTGCTTTTCCACCCGCAACAGTCCTTGCTAACTCTGTGATTGTGTCTCCAGACGATCCGTATCTGACACCAAGCAACAATCAGCACATCACAATTAGCCCTATGGCTAACTTTAAAATTATTATGACTGTTCCTTTGTTTGACAATGAAGGCAACCTAAACGGCATAGAAGATACTGTTTGTAGCGTGTTCGCAAAGCTTGCAGCATCATCTTTGACCTATAATGTAAGCGCAATCAGCGCACCAAGTATTCTCAATGCTGCATCAGGCGATCTGCTCAGTTGCGAGATGTCCGTCAATATCCTTACGAGTTGGAGTTAAAATGTCCGAGTGGGAAAAAGAAAACGAAGCCTTCCTGATCAAGATCGGGCAGGTAACACCAGCAGTATCAAAGCCAGTAACTACTAAGAAGGACGAGGAATAATCTCATGGCTGTATTTCTAAATAACAATGTAGGTGTGAAGATTAACTCAGTCGATCTTTCAGACCATGTAACAGCAGTAACAATTAACCGCGTATTTGATGAGCTGGAGATAACAAGCATGGGTGATTCCAGTCACAAATTTGTAAAAGGTTTGGAGTCATCAACTGTAACAATCGACTTCCTAAACGACACAGCATCTGCAAATGTATTGGCAACACTACAAGCTGCATGGGGAACAACTGTTACAGCAGTATTCCTACAGACAAAAGGAACAGTAGTATCTGCTACAAACCCTCTGTACACAGTCTCATTGCTAGTAAATAACACAACAGACATCAATGGTGCTGTTGGCGATATTGGCACACAGTCAATCACATTTACTGCTAACTCAACAGTTGCAGTAGCCACAACAGGCACATTCTAAGAAACTAAACAAAGGGGCAAACCATGGCAAAACTAAAGATAGTTCGTACAGATGGAAGCGTACTAGAAGGCGAAATAACTCCAGCCGTGGAGTATTCGTTTGAGCAGTACGCTAAAAAGGGCTTCCATAAGGCGTTTAGAGATGAAGAACGTCAGTCGGACGTCTATTGGTTGGCTTGGGAAGTAACACGCAGAGCAGGTGAATCTGTTAAGCCTTTCGGGATTGACTTCATCGAAACACTTAAAAGTGTTGAGGTGCTTGACTCAGACCCTTTAGCTTAAAGCGCGATCTTCCGTTCACCTACCTAATTGCTAGGCTAAGCATTAGGTTGGGAATCGCGCCACAGCAGTTATTAGAGTTGGACAAGGTTATGCTCGATGCACTAGTGCAAGGGCTTAAGGATGAAGCGAAGGAGACCAGCGATGCCAGTAGAATTCGCGGGCGTAAATAATCTTCGCAAAGCTCTTAAAGATTTTGCTCCAGATTTAGACAAAGCTCTAAAGAAGGAATTGGCGGGATTGGCGAAGCCTGTGGTCAATAAGGCTAGAGGCTACGCCCCTGCTGTTCCACCTTTAAGTAATTGGGGAAAAGGTACTGGGCGTTTTCCTATTTACAATGCATCCTCAGTAAAATCTGGTATTCGTTTTAGCACAGCTAAATCAAAGAAAAATATGCAAGGTTTTTCTTCAAGCGTTCGTATTGTTAATACAACTGCCGCGGGTGCTATCTATGAAACCGCAGGACGCAAAAACCCATTTGGTCAATCTTGGGTAGGTCCTAAAGGGCCAGCAGGTAAAAGATACTCACACTCACCTAATAAAAATGCTGGGCGTGATTTTATTGCAGCCATGGGTGGACAGATGAAAGGCCGCGGAGAAGATCGCGGTCGTTTGATTTATCGTGCTTGGGAAGAAGATCAAGGCAAGACTCAGGATGCAATGATTAAAGCGATCCTTAGAGCAGATGCAGCGTTTCAAAAAGCAACAGGTGGCTTAGTAACTAAAAGTATTAGGAAGGTTGCATAATGGCTCAGTCAAATATTGACATTAAGATTATTGCTGAGTTTTTAGGCAAAAACGCATTTAAGCAAGCAGACACAGCAGCCACTAAACTTAACAAAACAGTTAAGACATTAGGCTCATCCTTTGGTCTAGCCTTTGGCGGAGCTGCTCTAGGTTATGCCGTTAAGTCCACAATTAAAGATTTTGCAGATGCACAGCGAGAGACAGTCAATCTAACTAACACAGTTAAGAACCTTGGTCTTGCTTTTGATGCTCCACAGGTTACCGCTTATGTAGATCAGATTGGCAAACTGTACGGAGTTACAGGCGAGCAAGCTGTGCCAGCAATGCAAGCTCTTTTATCTGTAACTGGCTCTGTCTCAAAGTCCACACAGATTATGAACACAGCACTTGACCTTGCTGCATCTCGTTCGGCTAATGTCGCAGATGTCGCACAGGACCTTGCTAATGCTTATGTGGGAAATACAAAGGGTCTTAATCAGTATCGCCTAGGTTTAACTAAGGCGGAATTGTCAGCCAAGACATTCGAAGAAATTATGGCTGTTATTGGCAAACAAACACTTGGCGCAGCCGATGAAGCGGCGCAGAGCCTTACTGGTCAATTAGCCATTCTTTCAGAAACAGCCAACCAAGCTAAAGAGCGCATTGGTGGTGGACTTGTCCAAGCACTAGGTGGTTTTTCTGGTCCTAATGGTGCAGGTGGCGCAGCGCAAACTATTGAAAATTTATCAATTAAACTTACAAATGCAATTACTGGTTTTGGCTATTTAGTCCAAGAAGTAAAAATTGCTCAGCCAATTTTAGTTGGAGCAGGTATTGCTATTGGCCTTGCATGGGCTCCATGGTTCACAGCTTTAAGCGTTGCAGCGTTAGCCATTGGTGCTATTGGTAATAAATTAAAAAACAGCGCGCCAAGCCCTATGAACACAGGACCGCTATTCTTTCCGGGGTCTGGCGATGGCGGTTATAAAGAGCGCGAAGCTGCTCGTAAAAAGGCAGAGAATGAAGCGATTGCTCGCAATAAGCAACTGGCTAAACTGATCAAGGATCAGGCTAAGTCTGCTATGGATGCTCTTAAAGCTAAGCGACTGCAAAACGCCATTGACAAGGCTAACCTTGCTCTAAATAAGGGCAGCGATGTCTTTGACATGGACAAGATCCAGATTGCAGCAGCTCTAACTAATCAAGCTGAGCAACTAGGCAAAGCAACATCTAGCGCACAG